TGATGCATCAATTTGTGTGGTTTTTTACCTCAACAAAAAATCTGGTATGCACGTTATGGATGAGCGTGAGTTCTACAAAAATAAACCAGCGAATTTAAAGAAAATCGAAAAAGACCGTGTGATCCGTTATGTCATCACAGACCACACTTCTGGCTGGATTTACTTTGAATATGTGTGGGGAGCTGAAAGCTCTGAGAACTTAACCAATGTGTTTTTAAACGCTATCCAAAAACGTAGCAATCAAGAACCAATGCACGGTGTGCCATTTATTTTTTATGTTGATAAAGGCTCAGCAAACACCAGTGGTTTATTCCGCAATTTACTTGAACGTCTTAACGTTGAGTTTATTGCACATGCAACACACAACAGTCGTGCCAAAGGTCAAGTTGAACAAGCCAACAACCTGATTGAAACCCAATTTGAGTCACTACTCAGTTTTAAAACGGTAGATAGCATTGCTGAGTTAAACGCCTTTGCAACTCAATGGCGTGTCATGTTCAACGAAACGAAAGTACACAGCCGTACTAAACGTACACGTAACCAAGTATGGCAGATGATCCGCCCTGAACAGTTACGCATTGCACCACCAATTGAGTTATGCCGAGAGTTGGTAAGCACATTACCTGTATCGCGTACCGTAAAAGGTGACTTAACGATTCAACATACGATCAAAGGTTATGGTGAGCAGTTCTATAGCGTTCGTCATATTGATGGGATTTATGTAGGTGCCAAAGTTGATGTGGTTGTTAACCCATATCGCGCACCAGATATCGATATCTTGATGACCAACGAGCATGGCGAACAAGTCATCCATACCGTTCAACCAGATCAATACGACATCTTTGGTCAGTTAGCTGAATCGCCAGCAATCGGTGAAGAAATTCACGCTATGCCAGACAGCAAAATTGATCAGTCTCGTAAGCGCATTATGAAACAGGCTTACAACGCTGAAACACAAGCTGAAGTTGATAAGGCTATCAAAAAACGTACCCCTGCATACCAAGGTCAAATCGACCCAACTGCACACATTACCAAACATGAAGTACCTGAATATTTACCACGTGCTGGCGAACAAATGCAGACAGAAATTAGCCGTCGTCAGGTTGCACCAGTCAACTTGATCCAAGCTGCAAAACAAATTCGTGGCCTTGTAGGTGATTTGTGGACACCTGAATGCATGTCAGCACTTAAAAAATCTTTCCCTAACGGAGAGGTTCCGCAAGACGTTATTTCCGAAATTGCAGAGGGCATCAAAGCTGCAACCCAAAAACCGAAATTACGAGTGGTTGGAGAGTAATCCATGAGCGCACTTAAACAATTGCTTAAACAACATGACATGACGCAAAGCTCGCTCTGCAAACCGCTGGGAGTAAGTACTGCAACTGTCAATTTATTTATTAATCACGGGTTATCACCGAAGAAACGCGCTGCTGAGTTTAAAGCCCAATTCATTGAGCTTTTAAAGAACAAAGGCATTGCACATGAAGACATTCAAAACGCATTAGATGCTGATCAATCCCACACCGTTGACGACCAAGCCTTGGATTGTGGAACTGACAGCACTACTCAACCAGAGGAAGAGCAACTCATGCTACT